AGTTTCTTGTCACCATCAAGCACACTATCTCTTTCAATGATATCAAGCAACGCAAGAACGATTAGCTCTTTTTTGTCTTCATCTAGTAAAGGAATTACATCCTCTCTAAACCTCTGCACTACTTCATCTTTATCAGCTCTTTGGGAAGCATTTATTACATTGCTGATGCTTTCACCATTGTTCTTTATGGCAGCACTTCCACTATCACTGATATTACCGTTCGAAAGATTCCCCGTACAGCTGAAGAGTCGTGATACTGCTGATGCATTATTTCGGTGTATGTATTGGCAAGACGGATCTACAGTCTGTGTCATCGTCCCCAAAAGCACATAACCAAAAACACTTTCTATTTTGCACAATCGAAGAACCTGTGCAAATGTCCCAAAACACAGTCTTGTCATAATTTTTCTCCTTTGCAACTCATAAGCAAGTGAATGCGACTCACTGCAAATGAGAAGTATACTCCGCTCAATTTCGACGCATATACCTTTGGAAATAAGCTGATGCCAGTAGTTTTGGTATCAGCTTATTTTTTTTGAAATACAAATCATTCCTACAAATTCCTATTAATTCATCTTAGCATATAGGCTTTTCAGCTGTCAATTTAAGGAGGTAATCAAATGTCAATTAATGAAAAACAAGGTCAACCAAAGAACAAGGACTTTTACGACGGAGCATGGCACCTAACCATCGAAGGTCAAGTAGTTGAAGTCACAGAGGAGGTCTACCGCGCCTACATGCAGCCGCTTTGGGCCGAGCGAAAGCGTAAAGAGCGTGAGGCACGCTGCATCATCAGTGATGGTAAAGGTGGCACAAAGAGATGTACTCGAAGCTGCCGGGAGTGTGATCTAGAACGTGCAAAAAAAGGTCTATCGCCAATCGAGCGTAACGGAAGCGTTCTTTCACTGGACAAGCGACAAGCCGATGGCGTTGACTTTCCTGATTCAGTCAATGTTTATGAACTTGTGGAGGACAAGATGCGTCTCGAGGAACTCCTAGATGCTCTAGAAGAGCTTTCCCCTGAAAATCGGCGTATCGCTGAGCTCATTAGCATAGGAAAAACAGAACGTGAAATTGCCGAGTGTATCGGTCGTTCCCAAAAGACTGTTAATAACCGAAAACCCAGGATCTTCGCCCAGCTAAGAGAAGCCCTCAAAGATTGGATGTAGTTCATTACTCAAAGCGCCCTCTGGTGTCCTGTGGATATCAGAGGGCAAAGTCATAACAATTTTTTAAAGCTATTACTCAAACCCTTCACTACTGTCCTGTGAGGGGTGAGGGGAACAAAATAAGCCCTCAGAAACGGAGGTTGAAAAATGCAAAGTCAATCTAATCACACTGACACAGTGGGACGTGATCCTGAAAAGGATGAAGAACTGGCCGATGTGCTCTCGGCCATCAGCGTTGTGTCAAAGCGCCTTGCAATGAAGCTCACAATGCTATCGCTGCAAGAGAAAGAAAAAGGAGGAAAATCAGATGGGCAAAATGAGCGAACTCTCTCTACTCATTAAAGAACTGAACCAATGTGGCCAGACGCTGATAAGCATATCCCGGTCTCTTAGCAGCGTACTTAGCTCAAACAGTGATCCAGCACCAGAAGAAAAAGCCATCACTCTTGAAGAAGTTAGAGCGGTTCTAGCAGAAAAAAGTCGGGATGGCCATACAGCAGAAATCCGGGAGCTGCTTCAAAAGTATGGCGCTGAAAAGCTCTCAGAGATCAAGCCCTCAGATTATCAAGCGCTCCTAGCGGAAGTTGAGTTACTTGGAAATGGGTAAGCATGCACTTCTTTCTGCCTCTTCTTCTCATAGGTGGTTAAACTGTCCCCCTTCAGTCAGGCTAAGTGAGTCCTATGAGGACAAAGGAAGTAGCTACGCAGCCGAGGGTACTGATGCTCACACCCTTTGTGAGCACAAGCTAAAAACAGTCCTTGGCGTCCCTTCTAAAAATCCGACTGAGAATCTCACTTACTACAATGAAGAAATGGAAGAATGCGCAAATGGCTATGCAGCCTTCATCCTTGAGCTGGTAGAAGCCGCGAAAGAAAAATGTGCGGACCCGCTTGTTCTTATCGAGCAAAGACTTGATTTCTCTAAGTATGTTGAAGGCGGCTTCGGGACTGGAGACTGCTTGATCATAGCCGATTCTGAAATCCACGTATGCGACTACAAGCATGGACAGGGAATCTTGGTGGACGCTGAAAACAACCCCCAGATGATGCTCTACGCACTGGGTGCCCTAGGAATTTTCGATGGCATCTACGACATCGACACGGTTTCCATGACAATCTATCAGCCTCGTCGAAACAACATATCCACCCACACGGTATCCAAAGAGTCTTTATACCAGTGGGCAAAGGAAGTGCTCAAACCAACTGCAGAGCTTGCCTTTGCTGGCGAGGGAAACTTTAAAAGTGGTGAGTGGTGCGGATTTTGTAAAGCGAAGCACCAGTGCCGCACTAGGGCTGAGCACAACATGGAGCTGGCAAAGCACGACTTCAAGATGCCCCCACTACTTGATGATTACGAGGTGGAAGACATCCTAAGTAAAATCGACGATCTTATCTCCTGGGCCTCTGACATCAAAGAGTATGCCCTTCAAGCAGCCGTCAGCGGAAAACAGTGGAGTGGCTGGAAGGTTGTCGAAGGAAGGTCTAACAGAAAATACTCCGATCAAACCGCAGTTGCTAAAGCCGTCAGTGCAGCAGGCTATGACCCCTATCAGAAAAAGCTTCTCGGTATTACAGCCATGTCTTCTCTTCTTGGAAAAAAGCACTTCGAAGAAATTCTTGGTAGCTACATTGAAAAACCGCCTGGAAAACCAACACTGGTTCGAGAGAGTGACAAACGTCCGCCAATCAATACGGCACAAAACGATTTTAGTGAAATTTAAGGAGGAAAATTCTATGTCTAAGAATGTAAACAGCAACCCCATGAAAGTCATCACTGGTCCCGAGACACGCTGGTCATACGCCAACGTCTGGGAAGCAAAATCCATCAACGGTGGTACTCCCAAGTTCTCGGTATCCCTCATCATTCCTAAGTCAGATACAGCTACTGTTGCAAAAATCAAAGCCGCCATTGAATCCGCTTACCATGAAGGTGAAGCCAAGCTCAAAGGAAATGGTAAGTCCGTCCCACCTCTTACCAGCATCAAGACACCACTGAGAGATGGCGATGCCGAACGTCCTGACGATCCAGCATACGCCAATGCTTACTTTGTCAATGCCAATTCTGCTACTGCCCCCGGCATCGTCGATGCTGACAGAAATGTCATCCTTACTCGTTCTGAAGTCTACAGTGGCGTTTATGGAAGAGCCAGCATCAACTTCTACGCCTTCAACAGCAATGGTAACCGAGGAATCGCCTGTGGTCTGAACAACCTTCAGAAGATCCGTGATGGTGAACCTCTAGGTGGAAAATCAAGGGCTGAAGATGACTTTGCCACTGAACTTGACGAGGATTTCCTATCCTAAATATCACTCATGTGAGGGTGGCAGAAAAGACTGTCATCCTCTTTTTCTTTAATGAAAGGAGTTTTTCGATTGAATCCGAAAATCAAGTCTCTCTCGCTGGATCTTGAAACCTACTCATCAGTAGATCTAGGAAAGTCAGGAGTCTATAAATATGTCGAATCACCGGACTTTGAGATCTTACTCTTTGGATACTCAGTTGATGGAGGTGATGCTAAGGTCGTCGATCTAGCACGCGGCGAGGTGGTCCCAGAAGAAATTTCAAGCGCCCTCACAGATCCCACAATCGTAAAGTGGGCCTTCAATGCTCAGTTCGAACGCATCTGTCTATCAAGGTGGCTAGGACTAGCCAGTGGAGACTATCTCGAGCCAGGATCTTGGCGGTGCACAATGGTTTGGTCGGCATACCTGGGCCTTCCCCTTTCCCTAGAAACGACTGGCAATGTTCTTGGCCTTGAAAAACAAAAACTCTCTGAAGGCAAAGACTTGATCCGCTATTTTTGCAGACCCTGTAAAGCTACCGCTACAAATAATCATCGTACACGTAATCTACCTCATCATGCACCTGATAGATGGACCGACTTTAAAACCTACAACCTTCGCGATGTGGAGTCCGAAATAGAAATCAAAAACCGACTATCAAACTTTCCTGTCCCTGATGATGTGTGGAGAGAATACCACCTTGACCAGGAAATCAACGACCGCGGCGTTTTTTTAGATATGCCATTTGTAGGTCAAGCCATCCAGATAGATACCCGCTCCCGCGCAGATTTGATACAAAAAATGAAATTTCTCACCACACTTGATAATCCAAACTCTGTGGTTCAACTAAAAAAGTGGTTAGCCACTCAAGGGATCAAAACCGATTCTCTTGCTAAAAGTTCAGTCTCAGCACTGGTAAAGGATGCTCCCTCAAGTGTCCAAGAAGTGCTGGAGATAAGACAATCACTAGCCAAGTCCTCTGTTAAAAAATACTCTGCCATGGAAAACGCAGTATGTGCCGATGGCCGCGCCCGCGGAATGCTCCAGTTCTACGGAGCCAACCGAACGGGTCGCTGGGCTGGAAGAATTATACAGCTTCAGAACTTACCTCAAAATCATCTTCCTGATTTAAAGGAGGCACGGGATCTGGTTCGCTGTGGAGATTATGAGGCACTGGAACTTCTCTACGACTCAGTAGCCGGCGTTCTTTCAGAACTCATCCGCACGGCTTTCATTCCTTCATTTGGTCGCAAGTTCATCGTTGCTGATTATTCTGCAGTTGAAGCCAGAGTGATTGCTTGGATTGCCGGAGAAAAATGGCGTGAGCAGGTTTTCGAGTCCGGCGGTGATATTTACTGCGCCTCTGCTTCACAGATGTTTAATGTTCCTGTTGAAAAACATGGCGTCAACGGTCACCTCAGGCAAAAAGGGAAAATCGCAGAACTCGCGCTCGGTTTTGGTGGCTCAGTCGGTGCCCTTAAAGCCATGGGTGCTCTGGATATGGGCCTGAATGAGGATGAACTCCGCCCACTCGTTACAGCTTGGCGAACTACCAATCCAAACATCGTCAGACTTTGGTGGGCCGTTGATAGGGCTGCCATGAAAGCCGTAAGGGAGCGTACCTCCACCGAAACACATGGCATCCGCTTCTCCTATCAAAGTGGAATGCTCTTCATCACCCTTCCCTCTGGAAGGAGTCTCTCTTATGTGAAACCGCGCATTGGCACCAATAAGTTTGGTTCAGATTGCATCACTTACGAAGGCATTGGAAGCACAAAGAAATGGGAGCGGATCGATAGCTACGGTCCAAAATTCGTAGAAAATATTGTGCAAGCTATCAGCCGCGATCTTCTGTGTTACTCCATGAACGCGCTCAAAGATTACGACATCGTCATTCATGTGCATGATGAAATTGTCATCGAAGCTGACATGGAAACGCCAATTGAAACTATCTGTAACCAAATGAGCCAAACGCCTCCCTGGGCTGAGGGCCTTTTGATGCGAGCCGATGGTTACTCATGTGACTTTTATCAAAAAGATTGATCCTTTTCCTACTCATAGTGGCGTTTTCTGTCCTGTGGGTAATAGAGGGCACTGATGCCTTCAAAAAAAAGGAGGTGGAAATATGTTCTATGTAAAGAAAACTGTAAATGACACATTGGAGATCAAGTTGGAACTTCACGACGACAATGTATTCACCATCTGCCCAGATTGCGGTGTAGAAATCTCGGAGCTCTTTAGTGATGGGAAAAGTACTCTTTATGGAACTGCTCTTTTTTGTCCAAAGTGCAGCACAGCAATATTTAATAATGAAAAGCGAGGCTGATGAAATGGGAATTGATAAGTTTAACGCTGAAGGTTACTACGACCCCACTGCTTATGACGCCTTAACCAAACTAGAACAAAGGGAGAAGTCTGCAAGGGTGTTTCGTCCACTTGTCTATATCTGTTCACCCTACTCTGGTGATGTTGAAAGAAACACGGCTTCCGCCAGACGCTATAGCAGGTTTGCAGTTGTGATGGGATGCATCCCCATCGCCCCACATCTTCTCTTCACACAGTTTCTTGATGACAACGATCCTGACGAAAGGGAACTTGGTCTTTTCTTTGGTAACGTACTCATGTCTAAGTGCTTCGAAGTCTGGGTGTTTGGTCAGTATATTTCTCCTGGCATGAGATCGGAGATCAACTGGGCAAAAAAGAAAAATTACCACATCAGGTACTTTGACAGTCAGTGTAAGGAGGTAGCGCGATGAATCAACTGATCCCTGTGAACTATGACAGCGAAACCCCAACCGTCAGCGGTCGAGCTTTACATGAAGCTCTAAAAGTTGCAACCCCCTACAAAGACTGGTTTCCTCGCATGTGTGAGTATGGCTTTTCAGAGGGTAAAGACTTTCGCTCAAATTTGCGCAAAAGTACTGGGGGGCGTCCCAGTACAGACCACGCAGTCTCCATCTCCATGGCAAAGGAGCTCTGTATGCTTCAGCGTACAGAGATGGGCAAATGGTTCCGACAATACTTCATTTCTATTGAAGAGGCTTGGAACTCTCCTGAAAGAATAATGGAGCGGGCACTTCAAATAGCTCACCAACGTGCCATAGAAGCTGAAGCAAGAATCCTTTCCTTGGCTGAAGAAAATGACACCCTTGAAATCGCCTTAAATCAATCTCTTAAGTATTACACCGTGGCAAAATACAACAAGACTTTCAAAATGGGCTGGACTCTTTCCCAGTGCCAGACTATTGGTAAACGCCTTTCTGCCTACTGCCGCTCTAAGGCAATAGCAATAAGAAAATGCGAAACAAACGATGAAAGATTCGGGGCCGTGAACAGTTATCCTATGACGGCTTGGGAAGATTTCTTTGAGGAGAATCCTCTATGAAAATAAAGGCAGTAGAAACTGAGTACAATGGCTATCTCTTCCGGTCAAGACTTGAAGCCCGCTGGGCGGTGTTCTTTGATGCCTGTGGCATCGATTATGAATACGAACCCGAAGGCTATGATCTTGGAAATGGTTTGATGTACCTCCCCGATTTCCTGCTTCATGGAGTTGATGGACGAGTAGACGGAAACCTCTTCGTTGAAGTAAAGGGTCAGATGACGGATTTAGACGCAGTGAAAATCAACCGCTTCTACGAACTGGGACAAGACAATCATGATGCTTCTGGGGAGTCCATGACAGCCATTCTGGTCGTTGGGAGCATTCCACGGGGCGCAGGTATTAGTGAGATACTCTGGCATATTAAAAATGAAGCTTATTTCGACAATCGCAACTGGCCCAACAAGTTCAACTTCGAAACCATCGATGGCGATTACTTCGCTGCCTATCCCGGGATCAACCATCAGGGTAGATTTGAGCTATTCGGTGATGACAGCAGCTATCTTTGTGACATGGACTTAAAAGCCACCGAAAGGGCCTACCGCACCGCTAGACAAGCAAGATTTGAACATGGGGTGAAAGGAGGTTATTAAGTTGAGAAAGCTAGCCATCGCCTACGGAAATAGCCGCCAGGCTAAGAAATGGATCAATAAGACAATCTCCTTTGAAGATCTGAAGGAAAGGCTCAAAGTTCCTATAAGGACGACAGAATCAGCTGAAGAGTATGCCAAACTCAGCAAGGCTGAGAAGGATAACGCGAAAGACCATGGTGGCTTCGTTGCAGGTGCATTAAAGGGTGGCCGAAGGAAAATAGATACCGTTGAGCTGCGGTCAATGATTGCCCTAGACGGAGACAAGATTGATAACGACTTTCTAGAAGAATATGAAAAACTCGCGCCCTATACCTCTGTTCTCTATACCACCCATTCCAGTACGGAAAAAAATCCAAGGGCTCGACTCATCTTCCCACTCACAAGGGATGTGACCCCAGAGGAGTTTGTGGCGGTGTCGCGACTCCTTGCACAAAAACTCGGCATCGACAACTTCGATGAATGTTCTTACCTACCCAATCAGCTCATGTACTGGCCCAGCACACCATCGAATGGCCACTTCCTCTTTAAAGAAGTGAATACGTCTTGGCTTAACCCAGATGATATTCTAACTGCTCATCCTGAATGGGTTGACCCGACAAGGCTCCCTACCTCATCAAGAGAGAGTAAAGCCAACACTACACACTTTAAGAAGGTGAAGGACCCTCTTGAAAAGAAAGACATCGTCGGACTTTTCAACAGGGTCTACTTCCCTATCACAAAAGCCCTAGACAAGTTTCTTTCTGACATTTACGAACCCACAGACAACCCGAGTAGATATCACCTCACTGAGTCAAGCAGTATGGCCGGTGTTGAAATCATCGAAGACGGCAAGTTCGTTTATAGTCACCATGCAAAGGATCCAGCATATCTCAGACTCTGCAACGCTTTTGATATCGTTCGCATCCACAAGTATGGAAGTGATGATGACAAAAAATCCTTTAGGAACATGTGCGAATTTGCCATGACAGATGAAGATGTCAAGCAGCTAGCAACGACAGAACGCTTAGCTGAAGCAGAAATTGACTTTACAAGAGTTGATGGAGACTGGACCAGAATGCTCAGATACCAGCCTCGGAGTCAAGTGCTTGAAAATAGCGTCTATAACCTCAATCTCATTCTCAACAATGATCCAGACTTTGGGCACTTCGCCTTTAATGAGATGGCAAACCGCATACAGGTAAGAGGCCCCGTTCCTTGGGAAAGACCGGAGGGGAATGCGTTCTGGAGGGATGCCGATACAGCCCAGCTTAAGTCGATGATTGATATCCACTACCTTCCCTTCTCAAGCAGAAACCACGACGTGGCATTTACCAAGGTCGCTGATGATAGGCGCTTTCACCCCGTCAGGGATTATCTGAATGCGCTGCCAGCTTGGGATGGTGTGAGGCGTGTGGAAGATCTCTTCATTAAGTATCTGCAGGCTGAAGACACAGAGTATATCCGCACAGTCACCCGCAAGACCTTTGCCGCCGCAGTCGCTCGCATTTACCTTCCGGGGATCAAATTTGACTGCGTGCCCGTGCTAGATGGCGATCAGGGCATCGGAAAAAGCACGATTGTAAAAGACCTTGTCACGGCGGATTACTACTCAGAAACTCTCTCCCTTACTGATATGGACGATAAATCAGGCGCCGAGAAACTTCAGGGCTTCTGGGTAGTGGAAATCGGCGAACTTGCCGGCATGAAAAAGGCGGACATTGAGAAAGTGAAAGCCTTCCTCTCGACATCAGATGATAAGTACAGACCATCCTACGGAAGAGTGGTTGAAAGCCACCCAAGGCAGTGTATCATCATCGCCACTGTGAATGGAGAACGTGGATACCTGCGTGACATCACAGGCAATCGCCGCTTCTGGATCATAAAGGTCCATCAGAAAAAACAAAAGAAACCCTGGGTGTTTACTGAAGACTTCAGGCAGCAGTTCTGGGCCGAGGCCAAAGAAATCTGGAACTCCGGCGAAAAACTGTACCTGGAAGGAAGCGTTTTAGAGGAAGCTGAAAAAGCACAAAAGGGCGCCCTGGAGGCAGATGAGCGTGTGGGCATGGTGGAAGAATACCTGAGCACCCTTCTTCCAGATGACTGGGACAGTATGGATCTGTTCGCCCGTAGAAATTACCTAAGCGGTAGCGAGTTTGGCAGGCCCGCGCATAAAGGCACCGTGGTCAGAACCTCTGTAAGCAATGCTGAAATATGGTGTGAATGCTTCAATCGCAACCTCTCAGAACTAAAAACCACCGATAGTTACCAGATCGCAGCACTTATGGCTCAGATCCCTGGATGGGAACGCACCACCAGCATCAAGCGTCTACCGATTTATGGTAGGCAGCGGCTCTACCTTTACGGGAAATGACGAACACGACACAACACAAGATTTTCCCTTATATTCAAATTGCTTTTTCTTAAAAGCAGATAATAGATACCTGCGAACACGCGCGTAAGTAAATATAGGGAAACGCTTGTGAATTTGTGTTTCTTGTGTCAGATGGGAGGAAAAATGACTGAAAAATCGATTGAAATGAAACTGGTAAGAGCCATAAAAGAGCTGGGAGGACTCGCACCTAAGTTCGTAAGTCCCGGTTTTGATGGTATGCCAGATCGAATCGTACTCCTTCCCGTGGGAAGAATCGCCTTTGTTGAAGTCAAAGCACCAGGAAAGAAACCTCGACCCTTACAACTGGCAAGGCATAAACTGCTTCATGATCTTGGGTTCAAGGTTTATGTGCTAGATAGCATAGAAGGAATAAAGACACTCTTATCCGAAATGGAGGTGATGCCAAATGAAGTTCATACCACATGATTATCAGCAGTACGCGAGTGACTATATTGAGAACCATCCAGTTGCTGCTATATTTCTTGATATGGGCTTGGGTCCGGAAAGACTGTGTTGACCCTCACCTCCATAAACAGCTTACTCTTTGACAGCTTCAAGGTTCATAAGGTTTTGGTGGTTGCCCCTCTTCGCGTGGCTAGAGATACGTGGCCCCAAGAACTCGAGAAATGGTCACATCTTAGTCACCTGATCTGGTCAGTGGCTGTAGGAACTGTAGCCGAAAGAAAGGCCGCACTTATGAAAAAAGCGGATATCTACATCATCAACAGAGAAAACATCCAGTGGCTTGTGGAAGACAGCGGCATCCCTTTTAACTATGACATGGTGGTCATCGACGAGCTTTCCTCTTTCAAAAACCACAAAGCTAAGAGATTCAAAGCCCTGATGAAAGTGCGTCCTAAGATCAAGCGGATGGTGGGTTTAACCGGTACGCCAACAGGAAACGGACTCATGGACTTGTGGGCTGAGTTCAGACTTCTCGATATGGGTAAGCGACTGGGTAGGTTCATCGGTAAGTATCGAGAAGACTACTTTACCCCAGATAAGCGAAATGGCCAGATCATTTATAGCTATAAGCCTCTCCCCTTTGCAGAAGATGCCATCTACCGACAGATTTCAGACATCACCATATCCATGAAGTCCACTGACCATTTGAAGATGCCAAAGCTCATGAGTTTAGAGTACCCAGTGAAGCTCTCTGGACCAGAGCGAAAACGCTACGACGAGCTCAAGCGTGACCTGATCCTTCAGCTTCCTAGTGGAGATATCACCGCAGCAAATGCTGCTTCTCTTTCAGGTAAACTCTCTCAAATGGCAAACGGTGCTGTCTACTCTGATTCCAGAGAAACTCTCAAGGTCCACGACAGAAAGCTGGATGCACTAGAAGATCTCATCGAATCAGCCAATGGAAAGCCCGTTCTCGTGGCCTACTGGTTTAGGCATGACCTTGAGCGCATCACTGAAAGACTACAGCAAATCAAGATCAAGTTCTCACGTCTTAACTCATCTGAAAGCATTAGAAGCTGGAACAGTGGTGAGTTACCGGTAGCTCTAATACACCCGGCTAGCGCAGGACATGGTCTGAATCTTCAACAAGGTGGCTCCACTCTCGTTTGGTTTGGTCTAACCTGGTCTCTTGAGCTCTACCAGCAAACCATCGCCCGCCTCTGGCGACAGGGACAAACTCAAGAAACGGTTGTTGTTCAGCACATTATTACTAGGGGCACCATTGATGAAGATGTGATGAGAGCACTTTCAAGAAAAGAAACATCACAGGCATCGTTGATTGATGCTGTGAAAGCGAAACTGGAGGTGGACTGATGATTGATCCCTACGAAAAGCTTGCCAGTGCCATCGTTCTACAAGCCGTCAAGGACTACAGGGACGCGCTAAGAAAACTCAAGAAACGACCTGACTATGTGCCTGCGGAAAAAACGATAAAAGAAGTGGAAAGGTTTTTCCACTCTGATTGGTATAAAGAGCTTACCTCTGTTGATGGCGATTACCTTCTTAGAAAAATACGATTGGAGGCAAGTGAATCATGAAAGTAAAAGAATACCTACACCAAGCGTATCGACTTGACAAGAGAATCCAATCGGATATTGAGGAGATGGAAAGTCTAAAAGAAATGGCTACGAGCGTATCATCTCCAAGGTGGGATGAAAAGGTCCAGACTTCAAGAAATTCTGAGGGTAGTTTCGTCAGGTGTTTAGAACGAATCATGGACCTGGAAAGAAGAATTAATGCTGAGGTTGACAACCTTATAGCCCTAAAAGAACAGATTAGATGTGTCATCAATGAAGTTTCGAACACAGATGAGCGCATGGTTCTACGCTATCGCTACGTGCACAACTTCACCTGGGAGCAAATCGGCGATGAACTCAATGCTGACAGAACAACGGTCTACAGGTGGCATAATCAAGCTATTAACCATGTAACTCTTCCCAAGGACCCCATCAAAGTATAGTTCGCACATCTTGCAACACTTTGCAACAAGATACCACTATTGTATTTATGCTATTGTATAGTCAGGAGAATAGAATGAATCACAAGCCTTCTTGGGACCACCCCACGAGGGCTTTTCTTATGCGAAAAAAGGAGGTGAACCCATGCCATATAAACCCAGACGCCCTTGTTCGTACCCAGGCTGCGGTCAGTTTGCAGAACGTGGACAGTACTGCGCCGAGCACAAGAAGGTGGTAACAAGACGCTACAACCAGTACCAACGTGATCCTGATTCCAACAAGCGCTACGGCAGGTCCTGGAAACGCATCAGAGACCGGTACATCAAAGCACATCCTCTTTGCGAAGAGTGTGAGAGAAGCGGTAGGATAAGGCCCGCAGAAGAAGTCCACCACATCCTCCCTCTTTCAAAAGGTGGCGGAAATGAGACGAGTAACCTGATGGCCCTTTGTAAGTCATGTCACTCTAGGATCACTGCTGAGAGTGGTGAGCGGTGGGGGAGGCAAAATCCCTAAATTGGGAATAGATGGACAGCGGGCTGGGGCTTCGTGTAAAAAAACGCAGAATCAAACAAGGGAATAGCCCCCTCGTTCTAAAGGAGGTGTGTTCATTGGCTAAAGACGGTACAAACAGAGGTGGCGCTCGAATTGGCTCAGGGGCGAAAAAGAAGGCCCTCTCTGAGAAAATCGCTGAAGGTAACCCCGGCGGCAGGAAGCTCACTGTTATGGAATTTTCAAATACTGCAGACCTTGAGGGACAAGAAATGCCAAAGCCAAACAAGATGCTTGAAGCCATTCAAAAGGACGGTAAAGCCCTCGTTGCAGGCGAAATCTACAAGACGACATGGCAGTGGCTTGATAAGCGCGGCTGCTCAAGCCTCGTATCTCCCCAGCTCTTAGAGCGGTATGCCATGAGTGTTGCCCGCTGGATTCAGTGTGAAGAAGCCATCACAGAGTATGGATTCTTAGCTAAACACCCCACCACAGGCAACGCCATACAAAGTCCCTATGTTTCCATAGGTCAAAACTACATGAACCAGACCAATCGTCTGTGGCTTGAGATTTTTCAAATCGTCAAGGAAAACTCCACCGCCGACTACAAAGATTCAAACCCTCAAGATGATGTGATGGAACGACTACTCTTAGCCCGTCGTGGCAAATAGAACCCGATTGGAGAAATCAAGATGGATAGAACCTACAAAACCGCTGAGAGTGTCTGCAAGGGGCACCCAGACAAGCTGTGCGATCTCATTGCTGATAGCATCCTTGATGCATGCTTGATTGCAGACAGAGCTTCTCGCGTGGCCTGTGAAGTAATGGCCACTAAAGGAAAAATCATCGTGGCGGGCGAAATCACCTGCAGCGAAAAGATCGATGTCCGTAAGATCGTCAAAAGTACACTTATCGATGTTGGCTACGATCCGAAAAAGTACAGAATATCTGTGTTTATCCACCGCCAAAGTGTAGACATCTGTGCCGGTGTGGATACTGCGCTCGAAACAAGAAATGGTGTCATCGACCCCTATGGTTCTGTTGGCGCCGGTGATCAAGGGACTGTTTATGGATATGCCACGGACGAAACCTCCGAGATGCTTCCCCTCCCCCTTCTACTATCACACCGAATCGTCAAACGAATAGATGAATGCAGACAAGGTAAACTTATCAAAGGGATCATGCCTGATGGAAAAGCACAGGTGACCATTGAGTATCAGGGTGACAAGCCGGTTCGTGTGAAGACGGTTGTCATATCTGTGCAGCACGATAAAGACAAAACCCAGGAGCAACTCATATCGGATATCAGGAACAATGTCATCTGGCAGTGCTTCGAGAAGTTCCCCATCGATGAAGACACAGAAATCTTGATCAACCCTTCTGGTCGATTTGTTGAAGGAGGGCCAGCAGCTGACACAGGTCTGACTGGAAGAAAAATCATGGTGGATACTTACGGTGGTCTGGCCTCTCATGGAGGCGGAGCGCTCTGTGGCAAGGACCCCACCAAGGTCGATAGAAGCGGTGCCTATATGGCCAGATACATTGCAAAGAACATTGTATGGAGCGGCTTAGCTAGAAAATGCGAGGTCGCTCTTTCTTATGCCATAGGAAAAGCAAACCCCGTAGCCGTTCATGCCACAAGCTTTGGCACTGGGAAAATCAATGATGAGGATCTAAGCAAACTGGTATGCGAGGTGTTTAATCTGCGTCCAGCTGCCATCATTGAAAAACTCCGTCTCAGAAATGCCCACTATCGACAGACGGCTACTTACGGCCATTTCAACTCCATCCTTTTTCCTTGGGAGGATGTAGACTTTAAACTGGATTTGAAAAAGGTGGTGGAGAAGTATGAAGATTGAAAAACTAAAAACCACACTTCTACTCCCTGCAGACTACAACCCACGTAAAGACTTAAGACCTGGTGATGCTGAGTATGATAAGCTCAAGCGCTCCATTGAAGAGTTCGGATATGTCGAGCCAGTGATCTGGAACAGGACCACAGGAAGAGTGGTAGGTGGCCACCAGAGGCTTAAAATACTCCTTGATCTGGGAATGACTGAAGTTGAGTGTGTGGTCATCGAAATGGATGAAGAAAAAGAAAAGGCCCTCAACATTGCCCTTAACAAAATTAGTGGCGACTGGGACAAGGATAAACTGGCGCTACTCATCGCTGACCTTCAGGGAGCAGATTTTGATGTATCCCTCACAGGTTTTGATCCTGCTGAGCTGGATGACCTTTTTAAGGACTCCCTGAAAGAAGGTATCCAAGATGATGAGTTTGATGTGGATGGTGAGCTAGAAAAACCTGCCACAACTAAGCTTGGAGACATCTGGGAACTAGGACCCCATCGACTTATCTGTGGGGACTCCACCAAGGAAGAAACCTTCACGCTACTCATGGATGGAAAGCAGGCAAATCTTGTGGTGACAGATCCCCCTTACAATGTAAACTATGAAGGCTCAGCTGGAAAAATCAAGAACGACAACATGGGTGACTCTGCCTTTTACGAGTTTCTCTTTGCTGCCTTTAGCCATACAGAAACCGTCATGAGCCAGGATGCTTCCATCTATGTCTTTCACGCAGATACGGAGGGGCTTAACTTTAGAAAAGCATTCTCTGATGCTGGCTTCTATCTTTCTGGGACCTGTATCTGGAAAAAGCAATCCCTGGTTCTCGGTAGATCACCCTACCAGTGGCAACACGAACCGGTACTCTTTGGCTGGAAGAAAAAAGGAAAGCACAAATGGTATGCCAACAGAAAGCAAACGACTATCTGGGAGTTCGAAAAACCAAAGAAGAATGGATCCCATCCAACGATGAAACCCGTGGCCCTAGTGGCTCATCCTATCCTCAATTCAAGTCTAACGAACTGCATTGTGCTCGATCCCTTTGGTGGATCAGGTAGTACGCTCATTGCCTGTGATCAAACTGATCGCATTTGCTACACCGCTGAGCTTGATGAGAAGTTTTGCGATGTCATCGTTGAGAGATACATCTCTGCAGCACAGACATCAGATGAAGTCTATCTCATTCGTGACGGAAAAAAGTACCGCCATAAAGACCTCCCTGAAGAAAAATAAGGCTCATTTTCAAAGAATGAGTTGCTATTTACACCACTTTGAGTGATGTATGTAGTAACCCAAGAAAAGGAGGTTTTTATCGTGACAATCAACTACGATGTACAGGGAAAAGAACGAAAAATGCTGGTGCAGCACATCAGCGAGCAGAGAGGGACTCCACCCAAATATCTAGGGGTGCCTTCATGCGCTTACCAAGTTGGCCCCATAAACGTGAGCAAAAATGGCGAGCTCACCTTCAGTGATGAAATGACTGAAGAAGAGATTGAGGCGCTGACCCACTCTCTTTCTGAAGCGGGCTTTGTAAATGGGTCCACCGAAGACAAGGCGAGTAAAGTTGACCTTGTTGTTCAGCTACCAAGGGACTCTTTCTCAGACCTCGCGCTTGAGAACTTAAAAAAGCTCATCGAGTCAAAAGAATCCCTCATCAAAAAGGCCCTCAGTGTAAACACGCTGTCGATTGAACTAGAAGACGATAGAATCAGCTTCCCCTGGTTTGATGGAGTGGATGGCCATGAAGAAATCGAAGCCTACTCTCATTTCATTATCAAACTCTCCGAGATGGCACAGAACCAAAAAAGAATCACCGCCAAAGAAAAAGAGGTCGAAAACGAAAAGTATGCATTCCGGTGCTTTCTCCTCCGGCTGGGATTCATTGGTGCTGAGTACAAGACCGATAGGAAGATCCTCCTTAAAAACTTATCAGGCAGCAGCGCTTTCAAAAAGGGGGCACCTCATGAAGATGATTACTAAGGAAGACATTGATCTCCTCTGCAAACAGTACCCCCCAGGAGCCCGCGTAAGGCTACTTCAGATGGATGACCTACAGGCGCCCCCAGTCGGCACTGAGGGCACTGTGTGGGGCATCGACTCCACTGGTTCCATCATGGTTCAGTGGGATAACGGAAGCTGCCTAAGCGTGCTATACGGTGTCGACTTGTGCAAAGTGATCAAGAAGTAAAAGCGGTCGAAATGGAGGTGCCGATCATGAAAGAAATCAAGGTCTTCGAAGAGGTAAAGAGGGGCAAGAAATTTCCCAAGACTGGCATTAACAAAACCCTGTTCTGGGGTTATGAAAGGAGCAAGAACCTTGGGAATGAGACGATCAACTTCTATGAGCTTGTATGGGACAATGACGTCGACCCCATCATTGAAATCTGTCGCGCGAGTGGTTTTGAGTATATCACCATCTCAAGCCCCTTCTCCGGGCTGATCGCCACTCTAGCAGAGTTTGAAAAACGGGGTTGTCGTGTGGGTGGACTAACAACGGTGAAAGCTTGGAAAACAGAAACCGGACAGGAAGAAGATGAGTATATTCCTGCCATTATCGTGCACATTTCCAAAGAGCCTTCTGAGTAAGAAACACTGCGAGTGAGGAGGTGCTCACCTTGAGAAAAGAAGCCTTTGAAATCATGCTCCAGGGCCTGATAGATACAGCAGTTGAAAAGATGTGTGTCCTAGGAAAGAAAGAAGCTAAAGGGGATGTGTTAAGGATCCTCAGGATGATACGAGACCTCGAGACCTTTTGGAACTCAGATTGTGAACTTTCAGAGATAGATTTTAGCCTAAAGGCCCGCGCGACGTTGTCAAAACACCGCTAATCTTTATAAAGGAATGGAGCCGACTGGCTCTTTTCCTTCTAGTAATGGACCTTAACCAGGTCCTTTTTATATACGCTTTGGTAGGAGGTGCGAACGATTCGAAAACTAAAAAAGTATAAACCAACGGAGTTTATGGCTGATGACTCTACTTACAACAAAGAGATGGCCGACTATGCAGTTGGCTTTATCGAATGCCTCTCTCACACCAAAGGAACATGGGCGGGAAAACCCTTTGAGCTCATTGACTGGCAGGAACAAATCATACGCGACCTATTCGGAACGCTCAAACCAAACGGCTATCGACAGTTCAACACAGCTTATGTTGAGATTCCAAAGAAGATGGGAAAAAGTGAACTTGCTGCAGCTGTTGCCCTGCTTCTCACCTGTGGGGATAACGAAGAGCGTGCTGAGGTCTATGGCTGTGCAGCAGACCGCAACCAAGCCTCCATCGTTTTTAACGTAGCCGCTGACATGGTGCGCAGGTGCCCCGCCCTATCCAAGCGGGTGAAGATTCTCGACTCACAAAAAAGACTCATCTACCAACCGACTGGAAGCATCTATCAGGTGCTCTCTGCCGATGTTGGGAACAAACACGGTTTTAACACCCATGGCGTTGTGTTCGATGAGCTTCATACCCAGCCCAATCGAAAGCTCTATGATGTGATGACCAAAGGCAGTGGTGATGCCAGGATGCAGCCTCTTTACTTTCTGATCACCACCGCTGGGGACAATCAAAACAGCATCTGCTGGGAGGTTCATCAAAAGGCTCTCGATATTATGAATGGTAGAAAAACCGACCCCACCTTCTATCCCGTTATTTATGGTGCTGACATGGAAGATGACTGGTCAGATCCAAAGGTATGGAAAAAAGCAAATCCATCACTTGGCATCACCGTCACCATGGACAAGGTAAAAGCAGCTTATGAATCTGCAAAACAAAACCCCGCTGAAGAAAATAGTTTCAGGCAGCTTAGACTTAATCAGTGGGTGAAGCAGGCCATCCGCTGGATGCCTATGGATAAATGGGATGCCTGTGCTTTTCCAGTCAACTCAGAAGCCCTTGAGGGCCGCGTCTGCTATGGTGGTCTGGATCTTTCTTCTTCCACAGACATCACGGCCTTTGTACTTGTCTTTCCCCCACAGGATGAAGATGACAAATATGTGATCCTGCCATACTTCTGGATCCCTGAGGATAGCATTGATCTCAGGGTTAGACGCGATCACGTGAACTATGATGCCTGGGAAAAACAAGGGTTCCTTTTAACAACCGAAGGCAATGTGGTCCACTACGGATTTATTGAGGCGTTCATTGAAGAGCTCGGAATGAAATATAACATCCGAGAGATCGCCTTTGACCGCTGGGGAGCCGTACAGATGACACAGAACCTAGAAAATCTAGGCTTTACCGTTGTTCCTTTTGGACAGGGGTTCAAAGATATGTCTCCTCCAACAAAGGAGCTCATGAAGCTGACGCTGGAAGAAAAAATTGCTCACGGTGGTCATCCTGTTCTTCGCTGGATGATGGACAATATTTTTATCAGGACGGATCCTGCCGGTAACATTAAAGCAGACAAAGAAAAATCCACAGAGAAAATTGATGGGGCAGTCGCCACAATCATGGCACTTGACCGAGCAATCCGCTGTGGTGTAGATACTGGTCATTCTGTTTATGACGATCGTGGGTTACTCGTGTTCTAAGAAAGGAGGTGTGTGACCATGGGGATACTGAAAGGAATATTTAAGGCCCGAGGTAAACCAAGGAACGCACTTGGAGGCAGCCCCTACAGCTTCTTTTTTGGAAGCACCAGTGCGGGAAAACCTGTGAATGAGCAGACCGCCATGCAAATGACCGCCGTGTATAGCTGTGTGAGAATTCTATCTGAAACCCTGGCAGGTCTTCCGCTTCACGTATACAAATACAACGATTCCGGTGGTAAAGAAAAGAACCTCAAACATCCACTTTATAAACTGCTCCACGATGAACCAAACCCTGAGATGACTTCTTTTGCGTTTAGAGAGACGCTGATGAGTCATCTTTTATTATGGGGAAATGCCTATGCTCAGGTGATTCGAAATGCACGCGGCGAGGTAGTTTCTCTCTATCCACTGATGCCCAACAAAATGACGGTCGATCGCGATTCAAGTGGTCGGCTTTTCTATTTGTATCAGCGTGGCAGTGAAGATGCTCCTTCACTTGGTAGAGAGAATATGGTCTATCTTTCACCTTCAGATGTCCTCCACATCCCAGGACTTGGCTTTGATGGGCTGGTGGGCTACTCACCCATTGCTATGGCAAAAAATGCTGTGGGCCTTGCCATTGCCACTGAAGAATATGGAGCTAAGTTCTTCGCTAATGGCGCTTCACCTGGTGGTGTCCTAGAACACCCCGGTACCATCAAGGATCCTCAGAAGATTAAAGAGTCATGGAACGCAGCCTATCAAGGAAGCGGCAATGCCCACAGGGTAGCTGTCCTTGAGGAAGGCATGAAGTACCAGCCGATTGGCATCTCTCCTGAACAGGCGCAGTTTCTTGAAACCAGAAAGTTTCAGATCAATGAGATTGCACGCATCTTTCGAGTACCCCCTCACATGCTTGCTGATCTTGAGAAGTCGTCCTTTAGTAACATCGAGCAGCAGTCACTAGAGTTTGTAAAATACACTCTTGATCCATGGGTGGTCCGCTGGGAACAGTCCATGTGCAGGGCCCTTCTCATGGAAAGTGAAAAACCAAATGTCTTTATCAAGTTCAATGTAGATGGCCTTCTGCGTGGTGACTATGTCAGCCGCATGAGTGGTTATGCCACGGCCCGTCAAAACGGCTGGATGAGTGCCAATGATATCAGAGAGCTTGAGAATCTCGATAGAATCCCAGAGTCCCTAGGCGGCGACCTGTATCTCATTAACGGCGCGATGACTAAATTACAAGATGCTGGCGCATTCGCAAATATCAAAGAAACGGAGGAACCTAAATGAAAAAGTTTTGGAACTGGGCGCGTGATGAAGATACAGGCGTCCGGACACTCTACCTAGACGGCGTCATAGCCGAAGACTCATGGTTTGATGATGATGTCACCCCGAAGGCGTTCAAAGCAGAGCTTACCGCCGGTGAGGGTGACATTGTGATTTGGCTCAACTCTCCAGGAGGTGACTGCATTGCAGCCAGCCAGATCTACGCCATGCTCATGGATTACAAGGGATCTGTGACCGTGAAAATCGATGGAGTTGCCGCCTCTGCCGCCTCTGTCATCGCCATGGCGGGGACAACGGTGCTCATGGCACCAACAGCCCTCATGATGGTCCACAACCCCCTCACAGTGGCCATTGGCGACAGTGAAGAAATGAAAAAAGCCATCGCCATGCTATCTGAAGTGAAAGAGAGCATCATCAATGCCTATGAAATCAAGACAGGCCAGTCTAGAACCAAGCTCTCTCATCTGATGGATGCAGAAACCTGGCTCAATGCGAAAAAGGCCATCGAACTTGGTTTTGCTGATGACATCTTAGAGGATGAGAAAAAGAGAAATCAGACGGAAGACGTCACCTACGCCTTTAGTCGCAGAGCTGTTACCAACTCCCTGCTTGACAAGGTAAAACCTAGGCTTGCAAAAGAAAATACCGGCACCCCAGTAGAGTCGCTAGAAAAGCGGCTTTCTTTGATTCACCACTAACCTTAAGGAGGAAAACACAATGAACAAAATTCTTGAACTGCGTGAAAAAAGAGCGAAGTCCTGGGAAGCTGCTAAGGCTTTTCTCGATACCAAACGTGGAAACGACGGCATTGTATCTGCTGAAGACACTGCAACCTATGAAAAGATGGAGGCCGATGTTGTTGCCCTAGGTAAAGAAATCGACCGACTTGAAAAACAAGAGGCCCTTGATCGTGAGCTGTCAAAGCCCTTGAACACCCCTCTAACGGAAAAACCAAGCTCCCAGGGCGCGGGTTCTCGGGGAGGAAGAGCTTCTTCTGAGTATCAAAGGGCCTTCTGGAACGCCATGCGCACCCGTTCTGGTGAAGGGCTTGACCCTGTCATCAAGAACGCACTGCAGATTGGAACAGACACTGAAGGCGGCTATCTTGTACCCGATGAGTTTGAGCGCACTTTGATCGAGGCCCTTGATGAAGAAAACATCTTCAGAAAACTGGCAAATGTCATCACCACCTCTTCAGGTGATCGAAAGATCCCCGTGGTGGCCTCAAAGGGTACTGCTTCCTGGATTGATGAAGAAGGTGCGATTACTGAAAGTGATGACGCCTTCGGACAAGTCTCCATCGGCGCTTACAAACTAGGGACCATGATCAAGGTTTCAGAGGAACTACTCAATGACAATGTCTTCAATCTTGAAAGTTACATTGCCAGAGAGTTTGCAAGACGCATCGGTAGCAAGGAAGAAGATGCTTTCTTTACTGGAGACGGTTCTGGTAAGCCTACGGGTATCCTTGCTGCTACAGGTGGCGCACAAGTCGGTGTGACCGCTTCAAGTGCTACTGCCATTAACATCGATGAAATCCTCGACCTCTTCTACTCTCTTAAGTCGCCTTACAGAAACAAGGCCGTGTTCGTGATGAACGATGCCACCATCAAGGCCATTAGAAAACTCAAAGACGGTCAGGGGCAGTATATCTGGCAGCCTTCACTTCAGGCTGGAACACCTGATACCATTCTCAACAGACCTGTCTATACTTCCTCCTACGTTCCTACCATCGCTGCATCTGCAAAGTCCATCATCTTCGGTGACTTTGGTTACTACTGGGTGGCAGATCGTCAAGGTCGCGTGTTCAAAAGACTGAACGAACTCTACGCTGCCACCGGCCAGGTAGGTTTTGTGGCCACGCAGCGGGTGGATGGCAAACTGATTCTTCCTGAAGCCATTAAAGTGCTTCAGCAAAAATCCTAATGGAGGTGTCCTATGAGTTATAACGCAAAGAACTATACCGAACAGGGCGGTGAAAAAACCGTCATTGGTGGAACACTTGAAATCAAGGATGGGGCGGTCGTTACTGGCCTCCCTGTTCTTGACAACCAAGCTGCAAGCACTGCAGCTACAGTAGCGGATCTTGTGACGGATTTTAATGCCCTACTTACCAAACTTAAGGCCGCAGGGCTCATGACCTCAGACTAATGAAGGGAGGGTGGCGGTATGACACTGCTTGAAAAAGTAAAAGCGAACCTGATTCTTGATCACTCATCTGATGATGAACTCCTTGAGATGTACATCACCGCCGCCACGCGGTATGCAGAAAGCTATCAGCACCTTCCTCAAAACTACTACGTGGAAGCGATTATGCCAGCCACCACAGAACAAGCCATCATCATGCTGTCGTCCCACTTTTACGAATCCAGGGACGGCAGCACAGGTGGTTTCTTTTCAGATAACATCCAGGCTGGACAGCAGGTTTGGAACACGGTTAATCTCTTGCTACGACTTGATCGAGACTGGAAGGTGTAGGGATGAGCTTTGGGAAAATGAATGAACTCATCGATATTGTAGAGAGCGTCACAAGTAAAGATGCTGAAGGGTTCAACACTGAATCTGATCACATTTTAGCTTCAGTCAGGGCTTACAGGGAAGGTCGTCATGGTAGCAAAATGTGGGCAAACAGAGCCTCCTTTTCTGAGGCCACTGACCTTTTTCGCTTTCGCCATATTCCGGGTCTTGTTGTTACAACATCCATGGTGCTCATTCACGGCGATAAACGATTTGAGATAACATCGGTTGAAGATGTCAAAGGCCGCGGAATGTATATTGAAGTGCTGGCAAAGGAGGTGGTCCCCAGTGGCTAAAGCTACCATGCGCATGCCCGATGATTTTCAGAAGAAACTCTCAAAACTTGGCGAAAAGACAGATGAAATTGTCTCAAAAGTTCTAGAATCAGGTGGTGAGGTAGTCCTCGATAAAGTAAAGAAGAATCTAAAAGGCGTAATCGGTAGTGGGACAAAGGAAGAAAGTAGATCCACGGGTGAACTGATTTCTTCCCTCGGGCTTTCCCCTACAAAACTAGATAGAAACGGCAATTACAACGTCAAGATTGGTTTTAGCGAACCACGAAGTGATGGTGATTCGAATGCCAAGATCGCAAACATCCTTGAGTACGGAAAGTCCGGTCAGCCGCCAAAGCCTTTCTTAAAACCTGCAAAGTCCGCCTCCAGGAAAGCTTGTATTGATGCTATGAGAATGGAGTTTGAAAAGGAGGTTGAAAAGCTATGAACTTGCTTGTGGATTTAAACTCTACTCTGGCTCCATTTGATATTCCCGTGGAGACTGGTGTGTTCTCTGATGTGCCTCCTGAAGAATATCTGGTGATCACTCCCATGTCTGATAGGCTTGATCTTTTTGCAGATGACCAAGGTTACATGATCGTCTCAGAGGCGAGGCTTTCCCTTTTCACAAAGAAAAACTACATGAAGCGGATCAAAGAGCTGACAAAGGCCCTGCAATGCGCAGGGATCACCATCACAGATAGACAGTACGTTGGTTACGAACACGATACGAAATTTCATCATTACGCCATTGACGTAATGAAGGGATATGAAACGGAGGAAGAGTAGATGGCAACAATTGGACTTGATTCCCTATACTATGCCAAGATCACAGAAGATCAAAATGGCATCGAAACCTATGGTACCCCAAAGGTACTTGCAAAAGCCATGACTGCAGACCTGAGCATTGAGCTCATTGAAGCGATACTCTATGCAGACGACGGTGCATCAGAAGTCATCAAAGAGTTTAAGAGCGGTGCCCTCAGTCTAGGCATCGATGATATTGGTTCACTTGTGGCCCAAGACCTAACGGGTTGTAAGATTGACAGCAACAATGTAGTGGTTTCAAGAAGTGAAGATGGCGGTAGTCCGGTGGCCATTGGGTTTCGCGCCAAAAAGGCGAGTGGAAAATATCGTTATTTTTGGCTTTACAGGGTCATCTTTAGCGTCCCTGCCACAAGCCTTGCCACCAAGGGCGATTCTATTACCTTCAGCAGTCCCACCATAGAAGGAACGGTGTTTAGACGAAACAAACTCGATGGTGAAAACAAGCACCCCTGGAAGGCAGAAGTCACTGAAGGCGATAGCGGCGTAGCTGCGTCAACGATTACGAGCTGGTTTACTTCTGTGTATGAACCTGACTTTACGCCTGTCACTCCAACGATCACCATCACGACCCAGCCTGCTGTCCTCACTGAAGCCACCTCCGGTAGCATCACAGGAAGCCTTTCTGTTGTGGCAGAATCCAACACCAGTGATCCCGTCACCTACCAGTGGTATGAAAACACCACTAGCAGCACAACCGGTGGCACACCCATTAATGGAGAAACATCTGCGAGCTTTGACCTTCCTACAGATCTCTTAGCCGACACCTATTACTACTACTGTGTCCTCAGCCTGGTTGGAGCCAGCGATGTAACAACCACCGTGGCCACAGTAACAGTATCCTAATGAGAGGTAGATAATCATGGTAGATGGAAAGCTAATCCTCGACGAAGCCTCCGATGAGAGAAGCGCCACCATTGACATTGGTGGCACTGAGTTTAAGATGATCCTGACCACCAAAGCGACAAAGGCGATTGCAGGTCGTTATGGTGGTCTTGAGAATCTGGGCGAAAAGCTGATGCATACTGAGAACTTTGAAATGGCCCTCGAAGAGGTGGTCTGGCTTATTACGCTGCTGGCCAACCAGTCCATTTTGATTCATAACATTAAAAATAAGGACGATAAAAAAGAGCTCCTCACAGAAGATGAGGTGGAACTACTCACCACTCCCTTCGACCTGGCGAGTTACAAAAATGCCATCATGACCAGTATGATGATGGGCACCAGAAGGAATGTGGAGAGTGAAGACTCAAAAAACGAAGTAGTCGGGTAAGCGATCAGGAACTCTTTACCCGACTGATTTATTTTGGCACGGTACACCTGAGACGATCTGAAAGCGAAGTATGGCTGATGCCTATCGGGTATTTGATGGATCTTTGGGAGTGCCATAAGCAGTTCATAGGCATTACAAGACCAGTCCAGCAACGGTCCATTGATGATTTGATCCCTCTTGGTCTTTGAAAATTTCCTATTGATAGGGGTGCGATTTAGCCTTAGAATATTCTTATGATGATTAATTTATGCCTATAGTCAATAAGGGTGAGGTGCTATGAAAAAGAAATCAAAGACCATCGATCTAGAAAGGAAGAATTTCAACCTAGCCTGTGCTGAGTATATTAGAAACTTTGGAGCCGATGAGCTTTTCTCTACAAAACACGTAACGGTTGTTTTTGATCGCAAAGAAGCGAGTCTAATCAAAGAGTTTCTAACAGAACAGAGAGATTCTCTTTATCATTCGCCTTCTACTGAGAGGGATCCATTCCAAGAAAGGCAAGATCAGATAGATATGGATAACTGCACTCTCATGATCATGCAGCTGAGAAGAGAACTCGAAGCATCTAACGAGAATGAATCCATGGCTTTCAAAATCAACTATGTTCACTTTCACACTTTTGCATTCTTACTCGAGACATACCTTGGCCGACTGCTAAACAGCGATTTTTCGTGGAATGCCGATTTTGAAAGTGAATGTGATAAAGAACGACTGTCATTTAAGAGAAAGTTGTATGAGATATACGAGAAGCTAAAAAATGAAGTGCTCATTGTCACAAAAACGTTATTTGATGATGAGTTCGATGATGTCCATGACCCTCATCTGACCTTGTAAATGAGTAAAGATGCCAGAGAGCTTTTTCAAGACACTTCAAAGGAGGTGTCTTTTTTCATGCCCTGAGAGGAGGTGCACGCTATGTCAGACTTTGGCCTGAAAATCGGCCTTGAGGGCGAAAAGGAGTTCAAAAATAGTCTGCGTGAGATCAATAGAGATTTCAAAGTTCTGGGTTCTGAGATGAAGCTTGTCACTTCCCAGTTTGATAAACAGGATAAGTCCCTGCAGGCGGTGACTGCTCGAAATGAAGTCCTAAATAAGGAGATCGATGCGCAGAAAAGTAAGATCAGCACCCTAGAGTCTGCCCTTAAGAATGCCGCTGAATCCTTTGGTGAAAATGATAAGCGCACAAAAGCCTGGCAGATTCAACTGAACAACGCAAACGCAGATCTCAACAAGATGGAGCGAGAGCTTGATGAAAACAAGAAGGCTATTGATGAATCCAGTGATGGATTTGAGTGTGCAGGTAAAAAAGCCGGCAAATTTGGAGATGAAATCAAAGACTCAGCTAAAGTAGCGGATGATGCTGGTGGAAAGTTTGAAAAACTAGGATCTGTCATGAAAGGAGTAGCCGCAGGTATTGGAGTGGCCATGGCAGCCATTGGCTCAGCCGCGGTCGGTGCGGGAAAGAAGCTTTATGATATGGCAAGTGATGCAGCTGCTGCCGGAGATGAAGTGGATAAAGCCAGTCAAAGGCTAGGGTTATCGAGAGAAGGCTACCAAGAGTGGGAGTATGTTCTTTCGCAAAACGGTGCTAGCATCTCATCTTTAGAAACTGGGATGAAAAAGCTCAATAGCACGGTGGATGATGCTATTAATGGAAGTGCTTCTGCTACTGATAAGTTCAAGAGACTGGGCATTTCCATGGAGGACCTTGAGGGGAAATCCCGAGAAGAAGTCTTTGAGATGACTGTGAAGGGACTACAGGGCATTGCTGATGAAGGTGAAAAAGCCGCCATTGCTAATGACCTTCTCGGCACGTCTTCCGTTGAACTTGGAGCGCTTTTGAATCAAACTGCAGAGAGCACGGATACCCTAAAGAATAAGGCCAGTGAACTGGGTCTTGTGATGAGTGATGAATCCATAGACGCAGCTGTGAACTACACCGATGCCATGGATAATCTCACTAGGTCTTTTGCTGGTGTGAAAAACAACATCACCTCTCAGCTTCTTCCCGGATTCACCATGGTCCTTGAGGGGCTGACTGGACTGATCACCGGTCAAGAAGGAGCGGCAGAAGAGTTAAAAGAAGGGGCCAGACAAACGGTAGATCAGATTGCAGTTATCCTACCGCAGATTTTGGATGTGGTGACCGGCCTGATAGCAGCTATAGCCGAAGTGGCACCTGACCTTGTCCTCGCCCTTGTGAGTGGTATTTTAGATAACCTACCCACGCTCATTGAAGCGGCTACGAGTATCATCATGACCATTGTGGGTGGACTCATCGAAGCCCTACCTCAGATTACAGAAGGAGCCCTTCAGCTGGTGCTTACTTTGGTAGACGGGATCATCGCCAATCTTCCATCACTTGTAGAAGCAGCCCTCGTGATGATCGTGACCCTTGCTACGGGTCTTGGTGAAGCGCTACCTGAGCTAATCCCTTCCATTGTAGAAGCCGTGATTCTCATTGCCGAGACGCTGATCAACAATTTAGACTTGGTCCTTGATGCAGCCTTTCAGATCATCAGTGGACTGGCCGAGGGTCTTATTAATGCTCTACCAAAGTTAATCGATGCCCTCCCAAAGATCATCGACAGTATCATCACCTTTATCACGAATAGTCTCCCTAAGATAATCGAGATGGGCGTGCAGCTGACAATTCAGCTGGCGGCAGGACTGATCAGGGCCATCCCTCAGCTTGTCAGTCAGCTTCCACAAATCATCTCTGCTATTGTGACAGGACTTGGGAGGGCTATTCCCTCCATGAATGATGTGGGAAGAAATATCGCTCGTGGACTGTGGGACGGGATCTCATCCATGATCGGCTGGCTCAAAGGAAAAGTAGATAGCATGGTCGGTGGCATCGTTAAAGGAGTCAAAGGTGTTCTTGGCATCCGCTCACCTTCTAAGGTGTTCGCCGGGATTGGCGCCAACATGAGTGAGGGTATCGGGGAAGGTTTTACGGAGGCCATGAGTGGTGTAGAAAAGGACATTCAAGGCGCTATTCCAACGGACTTTGACCTCGATCTAAACTCTAAGGTCAGTGGGAGTTTCGGCGGCTCTGAAGGCGCTGTCTTTGATGTAACCATTCCCCTTACCATCGATGGAAATATTCTGACTCGTGTGATAGCGCAGCTGCAGTGGAACCAAAATACTGTCACCGTTAGGAATCTTGGCGTGGCAGGAAGTTCATAGAAAGGAGGTCATCCCTTGATTGAAATATACTCCGGGGCAAATTTGATTCAATCTATTCAGAAGGTCATCAGCTCAAACTTAAGAGAAACCCTAGATGGTGAGTTCACCTTGTCTTTTAGTGTGATGGCAAGGTCAGCACTGGCACTAAAAACAAGGCAAGTAGCAAAACTGGATAATCAGTACTTTGAGATTGTACAGATCAGCAAATCAGTTCAAGGAAGCCTCCCTACTTGCTCTGTCCTCTGCGAACACGTCTCCTATCTTCTCAACCACGAAATGTATAACATCAGTGCCTTTGATTTTACTGGCGATCCAAGCACGGGGCTCTCTCAGCTTCTCTCAGGCACCCCCTTCTCCTCTGGGGTGGTGGATTTTACAGAAAGTATCACCATGAAAATCAATCAGAAGGTCTCAAGGCGCGCTGCCCTCATGCAGTACATCGCTATCCTTGGTGGGGAGATTGAGTATGATGGCTACAACATCAATATCAGAACACATAGAGGAAGTACCGACTATCTCCCTGTCATGGGTTCAAAGAATGTCACAAGTGTGGCTGTCTCCCACGATTCTAGGGAGAATGCTTCCTCCTATGATATTTCCTTTTTCAAACTGATGGCTCTCACAGTGGGCGATAATGTACAGATTGTATTTAATCCCTTGGGGATCAATGTGAAGACGAGAATCATCTCCCTAGAATACAACCCGTTTTACCGGTACAACATCCGGGTGGAAGTAGGTCGGTATAGGCCCAGCATCTCGGACACCTTTTACCGCATCGAGAACTCTCTAAATAGCGTAGGCAGCTCAGTGCACGATATCCAAAACCAGGTGAATGACCTGGGAGTATCCTATACAATCGTTTCTGATCTAGTGGTGAATGAATCCACTATCGATGTGACTTACACCGTAGAAAAAGGCGATACCCATCAGTACCATGCCCAGTACCAGTACACAACCGACAGCGGTGGAAGGATCACGAGCATCACCCTCGACAACATTTTCTCAGAACTTCTACTTAAGGAAGTGGCCACCTTAACGGTGGATATGATGAGTTTTTATATCGAGTATGCAGACGGAACAACAGCGACTTATAACTATACTGTGGATAGCGGTGGTCGAATCACCAGTGTGACGAAAAGCTTAGAGGAGGATTGAATCCATGAGCTATGATCATATCTTTAATAACACCTTGGCCATCTGGACAGCTTTTGGAGGACGTGGAGAGGTTCTTTTCACCATACCTACTCTCAGCTGGTCGAAGAAATACTATAACGACTTTGGCTACACCCAGTACGGCAGTGAAAAGCAGATCAATGTCTATGATAATGGAAATGCCCAGATTGCCGTGTACTTTGCAAAGACTCCCTATATGTCCTACTGGAACAAGACCACCAAGCAGTGGACCGTTGTCAGCGTTCCCTGGTGGAGCTATGGCCAGCCAGAGATTCTCTATTCTGCAAATGGCGTGTTCCTTGCCAAAATAGTGGGTCTTGCCAATGTCATCGCGTCTTTTGATGGCATCACTTGGTACAATGCAGGCTACTGTCCAGGGGCCTTTAACGCTATGACCTGCGGTGCTTATGATGTGGGAAGAAACTCTGGAATCGTCAGTTGGTGGTACTACAAGTCGCCGGTCTTCTATAGCTTCGACTCCCTCCAGGAGAGAACTGCTTGGACACTCGTTGGATCCGACGGAACCTCAGTACCCATCTTTAAATATCTGACCACCCACAAGGGCAGTTTTGTCGGTGTGGTTGGCGGGGACAAGTCCATCGCAAGATGTAGTTCAGGTACTCCAGGACTCTGGAGCACAACGATCCCTGAAGATGTGAATGACACCCGGTATATGTATATCCGTTCTGTGAATGACGTGCTTTTTGTGATGAAGTTCACCTATACCAATGTTGGAGGCGATTATACCTACTACGTGAAGCTCTGCGTACTGAGTGATGATGCCACCCAGATCACCGAGACAAACCTCTCCTGGGTAGGAGACCTTGCCAATAACAACATCCCAAATCCAAGGAACATCATCTGGATGGAAGACTGGGGGAGGTTCGCACTTCTCAAAGAAAGTCAGCTCTGCGTTTCTACTGATGGGCTCTACTGGGAAGGGGTACATCAACCGGCATTCACAACAAGCCAGTATGACTCTTTTGACGGGGCGATCTACATTCCTGGTGATGGTTTCTATGCCAAGGCAAGCGGTTATGTCTACTTTGCACCGTACTAACCTTTTATCTGATCATGACGCCTTAACTCAGGCGTCTTTTATATGCGAAACTTCATAGAAAGCGAGGAGATGACATGAAGGATATTTGGAACATCATTCAAATGGCCTTTGCTGCCATTGGCGGCTGGCTTGGCTGGTTTCTTGGAGGCTACGATGGATTTTTATACGCCCTGATCGCCTTTGTGGTGATTGACTATATCCTTGGAGTGATGTGTGCAGTATTAGAAAAGCATCTATCCAGCGATGTAGGCGCTCAGGGCATTTTTAAGAAAGTCGTCATTTTTTCACTGGTTGGCATTGCCCACATCATTGATCAGAACATCATCGGAGATGGTGGTGCCATCAGAACAGCAGTGATTTTCTTTTATCTATCCAATGAAGGGATCAGCATCATTGAAAATGCCACAAGGATCGGGCTTCCCATACCCGATAAGCTAAGAGACATTCTCGAGCAGCTTAAAGACGGTGGAGATAAAGATGGTACCCGATAATACTTTTCACAGTCTAGGAGGAAAAAGCAATGGACCTTAGAAAACTGATCCTAACAGAAAATGAATGCTTTTTAGCGGGAAAGAAAATCAAACCAAGAGGCATCATGATCCACAGCACTGGGGCCAACAATCCATACCTTCGAAGGTACGTTGGGCCGAATGATGGCCTCCTTGGAGAAAACCAGTACGGAAATCACTGGAACCAGCGTAGGCCCAGTGGTAGACAGGTTTGTGTCCATGCCTTTATAGGAAGGCTAAGGAGTGGTGACGTTGCAACTTATCAAACCCTACCCTGGGACCACAGAGGTTGGCATGCAGGTGGCAAGGCCAATAACACTCACATTGGCGTTGAAATCTGTGAAGATGGTCTATCTGATCCGACCTATTTTCTCGAGGTCTATAAAGAAGCCACGGAACTTTGCGCTCACCTTTGCAAGACTTATCAGCTGACTGAAAAAGACATCATCGGTCACTTCGAAGGTAGCCAGAAGAAGATTGCCAGTAACCATGCTGACCCTCTGCACTGGTTTTCTAGGCACGGTAAGAGTATGGATACTTTCAGGGCCGACGTGAGAAAACTACTGGCGCCACCTACCCCCTCACCTCCGCCCAAAAAGCTCTACAGGGTTCAAGTGGGTGCCTACAGCATGAAATCAAATGCGGACGCTATGCTTGCCAAGGTAAAAGCTGCAGGCTTTACTGATGCTTTTATCAAAATCGAATAAGTATGACTTTGCCACCTGGTGCTTAATTGCACTCGGTGGCATTTTTTTATTTTTAGGTACTCAAAATCCCTCTTTCGGTCCTGTGGATGGTGAGAGGGATTTCTGCCCTCCGATTGGAGGTAAACGAATGAAAGTCACTGATACAATTCCAGAAATCACAATTAAGAAAAAACCTATTTCACAGGATCAACTTCAGAGAGAGTTTGATTACATTAGAGCACAAATGGTCCTTGAAAACTTGTTTCAAAAAGGACTCATTTCTGAACTTGAGTTTAACAAAATTACGAAGCTGAATCGTCAATCTTTCACTCCAGCTTTAGCACAGATTATGCCTGAAAGTCGTTGCTATTAAAGCGTTTCAGAGGTAATATGTGACACTACAAGGAGGTGGAAAATTGAAAAAGGTAACGAAAATCAATCAAAATTCAAGTGATTACCAAAAGCATTCAAAACTTCGTGTGGCAGCTTATTGCAGAGTTTCAACAGACTCCGATGACCAGATGCTAAGCCTAGAAACACAAGTTAAACATTACGAATCTTACATTAAAGCAAATCCCGATTGGGAGTTTGCTGGTCTATACTACGACGAAGGCATCACTGGGACCAAAAAAGAAAAACGACCTGAACTGCTTCGGATGATTTCCGACTGCGAGGATAAGAAAATTGATTTTATCGTAACCAAGTCCATCAGCCGATTTGCCCGAAACACCACGGACTGCTTGGAACTGGTGCGAAAGCTAATTGACCTTCGCATCTTCATTTATTTTGAAAAAGAAAACATCAACACAGGCTCCATGGAAAGCGAACTCATGCTGTCGATCCTAAGTGGACTGGCCGAAAGTGAGTCTATCTCCATTTCAGAGAATAACAAATGGTCTGTACAACGACGATTCCAAAATGGAACCTATAAAATCTCTTCTCCTCCCTATGGCTACTACAGTGTCGATGGGAAGCTGATTATCAACGAGGAACAGGCTGAAATTGTCCGCTTTATCTTTGCTGAAATTTTATCTGGAAAAGGCACACAGAAAATTGCTGATGACTTGAACCGGCGCGGGGTTCCAACTCAAAAAGGTGGCAAATGGAGATCGACTACCATACGTGGAATGGCCACCAATGAAAAGTACACTGGTGATGCTATCTTTCAAAAGACCTACACTGACAGTTCCTTCAATAGACACACCAACAATGGGGAGAAAGATCAGTACCTTATCAAAGGGCATCATGAAGCCATCATTAGCCACGATAAGTTTGAGGCCGCACAGGCCATTATCGAACAACGTGGACGGGAAAAAGGTATAAAGAAAAATACCTCTAAATACCTTAGCCGCTACCCCTTTTCAGGAAAAATCATCTGTAGTGAGTGTGGTGGAAAATTAAAACGAAGGGTCATGAGCTCAGGAAAGCACAAAATCACATGGTCCTGCTCCACTCATATTTCAGACATAGATAGATGCTCAATGAAATCTACTCCTGAAACTCAAATCGAGCATGCCTTTGTCACGATGATCAACAAGCTCATCTTTGGTCATAAGTTTGTTTTGAAGCCACTACTGGATAGTCTTACCGGAATGAACTCTGAAGATAGCCTCTCAAAGATTCAAGAGATCGATAAGAAAATAGAAGAAAACGGTGAACAGCAAAATGTGCTTAGTGGGCTTAGAGCCAAAGGTTATCTTGATCCAGCAGTTTATAAGAAAGGAAACAATGAGCTTTTAAATGAACTGGAACGCCTGAAGCAGCAAAAAGAATCTTTTATGAGGTTGCTGAGTAGTGATGTCGAGACTCAAAAAGTTGTCAATGAACTCTTGCGATTTACGAGCAAATCTCCCATGCTCTTAGAGTTTAACAGTGATATTTTTGACAGATTTGTGGATCACATCACTGTGTACTCAAGGGAAGAGATAGGATTTAACTTGAAATGCGGAATTACACTGAAAGAAAGGCTGGTGAATTGAATGGGTCACACTCCCTATGGTTACAGAATTGAAAATGGTAAAGCTATTGTCGATGATGAAAAGGCTAAACAAATAAGATTGTTGTTCAAAGCTTATCTATCCGGTGACTCACTAGCAACTGCAGCTAAAAAAGCAGGCATTAAAGCCTTCCATGCTGGAATTGGTAACATACTGAAAAATAAAAGATATGTAGGGGATGACTTCTACCCTGCAATCATTGATAAGAGTGCCTTTGAAGCCGCTGAGAAGGAACGTATGAATCGGGCAGAAAAGCTTGGTCGCATATGGGAGAAGAAAGAACCAAAAGAATCTGCTCCTCCCACCGTCTTCTCCATTACAGCTGAAAATGAACAGTTTGATGATCCTTTTAAGCAGGCAGAATACGCCTATAGTTTGATAGAAATGGAGGTGAAGGATATTGAATAAAAACATCACAGTAATTCCTGCGAGAAAACATTCCAGAAAGAACAAAGATGAAGAAAAGCCCAAGCTACGGGTAGCCGCCTACTGTAGAGTATCCACCGATAGCGATGAGCAGGCTTCAAGTTATGAAGCTCAAATTGAACACTACACAGCGTTCATCAACGGTCATCCAGACTGGCAGCTTGCAGGGATTTTTGCGGATGATGGAATCTCCGGAACAAACACCAAGAAACGTGAAGAGTTTAATCGCCTGATCGACGAATGCATAGCTGGGAATATTGACATGGTGATCACTAAATCCATAAGCCGATTTGCTAGAAACACTCTGGATTGCCTGAAGTACATCAGACAGCTTAAGGATAAGAATATCGCGGTGTTTTTCGAGAAGGAAAATATCAATTCCATGGATTCTAAAGGCGAGGTCATGCTCACCATCATGGCTTCCCTTGCACAGCAGGAAAGTCAATCATTAAGTCAGAACGTAAAGCTTGGACTTCAATACCGGTATCAACAAGGCGAAATCCAAGTGAACTGCAAATGGTTTCTAGGCTACACAAAAGATGAGAATAAGAAACTGGTTGTTGTTCCAGAAGAGGCTGAGATTGTAAAACGCATTTATAGAGAGTACCT